CAGAAATACAAACAAAATCAGGGGTATTTCTAATAGGTGCTGGAACTTTCATAAATTGCTCAACTGAAACTTTCCAACAGTCAAAGCCAAACTTAGTAAAATCAATTTTACGACTCTTTAACAGCTTTTCACAAGCCATCTCTGCTACATTAGCTTTTTTGGTCATTCTTTTTTCTATTGGTTGTTTATAATCCATTAAATATCAAGGTAATAATATCTAAGTTTTTTAAATGCTTCTTTCCATAGGTTTATTTTATACTTATCTTCAAATCTTGTTGTTCCAAGATTATGTCTTTCAGAGTGATGCAATCGGCACAAAGGGATGGCTGAGTAGTGTTTGAGTGTGGGTTTTCTACGATTTCCCCCCATACCGATTGCTTCAAGGTGGTCAGGATCAGGCTTCTCTGAAAAGCATATTAGACAATAGCATCCTCGAATATAATCTAAATACTTTAAAGAGTCTTTATTAGCATCAGCACTCATCAATGCTTCCACATCTATATGATATTATCTCCATTAGCTTCCCACATTATTGTTAGTGCTAATGCTAATAAGTTCTAGCCAATCTTCTAACCTTAACACAATATAAGCCTCGCCTCTGTCTTCTCTTATAACTTGTGCGTCTACATTCTCATTAGGCAATAAGTAGGAGGCAATATTTTTGCGTATTTTTGCCTGTATTTTGTAGTCTTCAATTATAAGGTCAACTTCGGCGTGCATCCCTAATGATTCTCCATTAGATGCGTAGGCTCTCTTGGATTCTAATCCAAATTCTTTTGCTTTATTTACAACATCTCTTTCAAACTTGTTGCCCTTAACTTTACTTGGATGAGCCATCTTCTTCTAAATCCTTTATTCTTTCTTTTAATATATCTATGTCGTCAAAGCCTTGCATCTGTATTACCATATCTGTAATAGAGCTATAACACCAAACACAAAAAGCAACTGGTGATATTCCAAAGTTACCAACAATATCTCCATTATCCTCTTCTATTTCAGAGTCACATATATTGCAATTAAGATCATTCTGCATTTATATTATTTGCATATTTTTCAGCTTTCTTTTTACAGACAAACTTCTTTCCATTGACTATATAAACGTAGTCTAGTTCTTTATATATTTTTGCTTTCATAATAATTGTAGGGGTAAGGAGGGGTTTTGGCTGGGCAGCCAAAGAGAGTTAAGAAAAAACCTTACCCCTAATTCTAATCCTTTGTTTTATGTATGATACCATACTTATTAAAAAAATCTAAAAAACCTTTTTTGCTATAACCTACTTTTTTCATTTCAATTATAGCTTCAATATTATACTCTTTTTTATACTTTACTTGTGCTTTTTTTGCCGATATTTGATTGGCGTGAAAGCTACATACTTCAGTATTTAAGTCTTTATAGCGACAAAGATATACTCGCCTTAAATTATATTCTTTTGCGTTCATATTAATCTCCTAAATATTTAAATATTTCTTTTAATGCTTTGTCTGCTATATCGTATTGATTGTCTTTCATAATAAGCACAGAATTAAATAATGTTTTAAGTATCATATCTAACTGTGGATCATCGTACTCAAGATGTATTTGCTGACGATATTTATTTATTTTATTTATTATTATATTTTCGTCCATTTTTTCTTCCTAAAAAACCTGAAAGTGCATCTTTTATGTCGTCTGTATCTGCTGCATCTTCAAGTAGTTTCTCTTGTTTTTTACGATACTGCATAACTTCAAGATTTACATTCTGTGTCTTTTCTTGTTTTGTTTTAGGCAAATCTAACTCATCCTCCCATCTTCTTTGATTAAGCCAAGTAGAAGGATGAGGTATAAACTGTTTTTCTG